ATGCGCTCTGACAAAAGCAAAAGAGGGATGATCTCATATTTAATAAATTGCAAAACAATAATGGAGGATGAGGGAGCGGGCGATTTCAAGGCGGAATTTATAAGCGGAAGGAAACTCCAAAAGGAATACGGGAAAGTTAGAGAAGATATCCGGGATAAATGTATCCGGGCCGTCGGCTAAGCCGGCAGCCCATACAAATCAGATAGCGGTTGCTGTCCCTGGCAGACAGCCGCGCTCTTTAAAACTGCATATCGGACAACCCGTACCGGTTTGTCGGAGTGGTGGGAGCAACGTCATGCTCATAGACAATGGATTCCTCATAATTCTGGCTGTTATTGTTCTGATCCATAAGTCTTTTTTCCGCTTTCAGGCGCTCCATGTCGAGGATGGACTGGTAATCGCTGTTGAAATTAAGTCCGCTCCCGTTCTCGCTGGGATTGGTGCAGATTCCCTTGGAGTCAAAATGATAGATCACACCGTTTTCGTCCAGATCCTCATAGCGGATTTCTCCTGACGGATTGAGATAGTACCAATTTCCACTGGTGGTCTGTATCCATCCGGTACGCATATATCCGTTGGCATCGAACAGATAGGATTTGCCGTCAATGACCTGCCACGCGCTTGTGGTATAGCTTCCGTCGTCATTCTCATACCACCAGCCGGTGGTGTCCTGTTTCCATTCGCCAGCGAAGGCGGTGAAGCTGATAGCGGTTGCAGCGATTGCGGTTGCGATGAATAACCTTGCCTTTTTCATTAAAATTACCTCACATTTTATATTGTATGGATGGGTTAATAAAGGACGTTTTAAATGATCAATTAATTGAGAGGTTTGATGGGGAATCCGCCTTAAAACAACTCCGGGCTTTATCACGGTGCATTTCCGCATAACCACTGCTCCTCCAGCATGTGGAACACATAGTCCTCCCCATAGATCAACCTCTGTTCCTGGAAAAATGCCGCCCGCTCGTCCATCTCGCGCTGGCGTTTGGTCAGACGCTTTTTCGCCGGTCTGCGCCGGGATGGACGGGACGCCGGTTCTTCTGGCAGCGGGCAGAACATGGACTCCAGTTTCTGCTCGACGGCCAGCGGCGTTCTGGGGGAACGGCGGCTGATTCCGGTGAACCATTGGCGGTAATCCGACAGGGCGCGGTTTGACGCGGTGTAGGACAGGCCAAAGGTCTCATGGATCTGTTCCGCGTTTTGACAGCCGTTCTTGTGGATCATGATCCGGGGCGCCAGGATATGGCTGGAGAAGGTATCCGCTGTTTCTTCAACGGGTGTCTGGAGAAAAACGTGTCCCAATTCGTGCATGACTGAAAAACGTGTCCGTTCCGGGATGTTTTGATCCTGATAATACAGGGTGTCTTTCACGATGCAGGCATCGGGGCTCAGGCGCATACACGCCTCTTTTTTCTTGGGGGTGAGTTCGGAATAACGTTTGATTCGATAGCCGCATCTGCGGACCACTTCAAAACAATCAATGGGGAATTCCGTCACATTGCAGTCTGTGTAGATTCTGAAAATGATTTCATACAACTGCTCAAAATCCATTTTATTACTCCTCGTCATCATCTGATAATATGATACGGGCAAGTCTCATTTTTTCTTCCTGGGAGAGGTTTTTTCTGCTTCTGGTGTACACGGTGATCAGATCATCACAGTTTGGGGCGGTGTAGCGTTCGGGGGAAGCTGTCGCGGCTGCTGCAGCATTTCGCCCCAGAAGATAATCCATATCAACTTTAAACAGATCCGCTATGGCTTCCAGAGTCTTGAGATCGGGTTCCCGGTTGCCATTTTCGTACATACTGACGGCGCTGCGGGATATTCCCAGCATATCTGCAAGCCCATCCTGGGTGTAACCATTCTCAGTCCGCAGCAATTTGAAAACACTCTTAAAATTCCCCATGATGTCTACCTCCATAACTGTATCGTATCACATTTTGTGAATCTTGTAAATGCAATGATGACACGAAACGTGAAAATACAGTTGACAGTGAAGGTAAAGCGTGCTATAACAAGGATAGACACGAAATGTGACACATGGTAAGGCTTGACCGAAAAAAAATAAGTAACAGGGTATATTTTATATAAAAACGACACATAAAGTGTCGAAAACTTAATAAAAGAACATATGTTCGAATACAATAACTATACCACTATCATGAGGAGGTGTCAACCTGTAAAAAGGAGAGTGCGGCAATATAGGCAATATGTACAATCCCCGTTACATAAGATTTACGGAGAGGGGATGGTTTTATCAAATTACCTGAAATAGTAAATACGATTGAGGTATCCGGCGAGGTTTTCCGGTTTGAGGATCTCCCGGAGAATAAGAAGCAGGAAATTGTCATACAGATCCAGGACAGGATTATGGCAGTTGCAGGTTACAAAAGAAGGACCGTCTGAGGGCGGCCGGTGTGGACAGGCTGCGATAATGCAGAGGATAATCGCAGCTGTAGCAATGGCGGGAGGTACTTTGAATGGAGCATGTGAAAATGACGAAAAAACTTTTGGATAATTATAAGAAGTTAAAGCGTGAAATACCGATTTTGGAGATGGAACTGGAGGAAATGCGGACTACCGATTCCGGGCTGGGGAGCAGCACAATTCTCGATTACCGCACGGGCTATGGCAGGCCGCAGCGGATTGTGGGATTTGATTGGCCGTTATACGAGTGCCGCCAAAGGATATTGGAACAGAAGAAAGACCAGGTTCAGGCGGTGGAGAAATGGATTCAGGATATTGACGACGGACAAGCCCGATGTATTTTTAAGATGTTTTATGTGGATGGGATGAGCTGGCCGAAGATTGCGCTGAAAACCGGGTATGCCGGCAGCCCGGACTACCCGAGGCTTTACGTCCGGGACAAATATTTGAAAAAATACAAAATCGTTTAAATACATCATCTATATCGGGTACATCGTAGTAGAATAAAAATAGGCCAAAAGGCAGAAGACCTGAGGCCGCTCCAACTTATTAGACAGCGTCCGGACGTGAAAGCCCGGGCGCTGTTTTTGAAAAGGCGGACATCAGAAAAAGATGGAAGGAGGAAATGCGTTGTGGATTAAGGAACAGTTGAGGAAAACGGTAAATGCGCAGCTGAAAGATTCCGGATGGTCATCCATAGGGAAAGGGGTGGTTTAATGTACAATGACATCTTGGATGCGGTCGTTGGCAGACTCCGGGAGTTGTTTGGGGATGAATACGGAATCTGTACCGAGCCGGCAGGGCAGGGGACGAGCGGCCCCTGCTTTTTTGTACAACTTCAGGAGTCGGCAGAGAAGCCCATGGTCGGCCCGCGGTATTTCCGGAAAACGGAGATTTTGATCCGATATCAGCCGGAAGAGACGCCCCAGACATTCCGGGAAATGAACCGGGCCGCGGAAATCCTTATGGATGGCCTGGAGTATATCAGTCTGGCAGACGGCAGCCTGCTGCGGGGAACCGGCCGGAGCGCGTTGCCTGACCTGGAGAGGAGGCAGTTGATATTCCGGGTCAGCTACAACCTGTTCGTCATCAGGGCGAGACAGGAGGAAACAACAATGGAAACGATTGAGATTGAGAAAGGAATGGTGAAATAGTATGGCACTTGGAGGCGGAAGTTTTAAGGAGAAAAATAAGATTTTGCCCGGAGCGTATATCAATTTTGTGTCTGCGGCGCGGGCTGGAGTCGTTCTGTCGGAGCGGGGACACGTGGCGATGCCCCTGGAAATGGACTGGGGGACGGCCGGTGAGGTATTTACCTTGGAGGCCTCGGATCTGGCGGAGCGTTGCCCGGAGTTGTTCGGTTATGAGTACAACCACGAGAAGGTAAAGGGAATCCGCGATCTGTTTAAGAATGCCCGGACTTTGTACGGCTGCCGGGTAAACGGCGGCGGAAAACAGGCGGCCTGTGATTATGCGGCGGCCCGCTACGCAGGAGTGCGGGGCAACGACCTGCGCCTGGTGATCGCGCAGGAGGGGGATAATTATACCGTCAGAACACTTTTGGACGGAAATGAAGTGGATGTTCAGGAGGTATCGGCGGCTGCGGAATTAAAGGATAATGCCTATGTTGCGTTTAAACGGGAAACGGCATTGCAGGCGACCGCGGGCGTTCCCTTCACCGGAGGAACCAACGGGACGCCGGCGAAGGCGGATTACCAGAAATTCCTGGATCAGATTCAGAGCTATTCTTTCCATGCGCTGGGGCTGGTCTCGGATGACCAGGAAGTTAAAACGCTGTTTGCCGACTTTACTAAGAGTATGCGGGACGAGATGGGAATTAAGTTCCAGACGGTCCTGTTCCGCTGCGCGGCGGACTGCGAGGGGATTGTGTCGCTGGAAAACGTTACTGCGGGCAGCGCGGCGGCAGAGGAAAGCGGGGCGCAGATGAGCACAGAGGCCTGCGCGCTGGTATATTGGGTTACCGGGGCGATTGCCGGATGCGCGGTTAATGCCTCCAATACCAACAAGACCTATGACGGCGAGTACAATGCGGACACCGCCTATACCCAGAAAGCTCTGGAGGAAGCCGTTAAGGCCGGAAAATTTATCCTGCACAGGGTGGGAAATGAAACCCGCGTCCTGGAAGATATTAACACGCTGGTAACGTATACCGAGGAAAAAGGCAGAGACTTTTCCAGCAACCAGACCATGCGCGTGCTGGATCAGATCGGCAATGATATCGCCGCGCTGTTCGGAAATAAGTATCTGGGCAAAATCCCCAATGATGAGGCGGGACGCGTGAGCCTTTGGAATGACGTGGTGACGTATTACCGGGAACTGGAGAAGCTCCGTGCCATTGAGAACTTCAAGGCGGATGATATCGTAATCGCCAAAGGTGAGGGTAAAAAGTCCATCGTCGCCAGCTGTCCGGTGACGCCGGTCAACGCCATGGCACAGCTTTATATGACCGTAGTTGTACAGTAAAGGAGGAGTGAGAGAATATGCTGAATAATCCGATTATGAACGCAAAGGACGCCATCAGCGCGTCTCTGGCAGAGTGCTTTGTTACCATTGAAGGGAACCGCTACAATTTCATGCAGGCCATCAACCTGGAGGCAAGCATCGAGAAAACCAAGTCTGAGATCCCGATCCTGGGAAAGACCGGCAAGGGAAACAAGACCACCGGCTGGAAGGGCAGCGGGTCGGCCACATTCCACTATAACACCAGTATTTTCCGTCAGCTGCTGTACCGGTACAAGGAGACCGGGGAGGATGTGTATTTTGACATTCAGATTACCAACGAGGACCCGACCAGCAGCGTCGGACGGCAGACTGTGATCCTGAAGGACTGCAATCTGGACGGCGGAATTCTGGCTAAGTTCGACGCGGACGCGGAGTACCTGGACGAGGATGCCGACTTCACCTTCGAGGATTTCGAGATCCCGGAGATGTTTGGAACTATGAGCGGAATGCTGTAAGAGAGGGAGAGTGAGAGACGATGGGAGATTTGAGTTGTTTTTTAGCACAGAATGCATTAAAAGCGGAGAATGAGACCTTCATTGCTTCAAAGCGTTTCCGGGACAAGAGCAAGAATCCGATGTTATGGGAAATTCAGGCAATCACGTCCAAGGATGACGAAATTCTGAGAAAAGAATGTACCAAAAGAGTGCCGGTTACAGGAAAGAGAGGGCAGTATACCCAGGAGACGGATTATAATCTGTATCTCGGCAGGCTCGCAGCCAAATGTACGGTTTTTCCGAATTTGAATGATAAAGAGCTCCAGGACTCCTATGGCGTGATGGGGGCGGACTCACTTTTGAAAGCTATGCTGACTGCGGGCGAGTACGCGAATTACCTGGAAAAGGTGCAGGCAGTCAATGGTTTTGACGTTCCCATGGACGAGCTGGTTAGCGAAGCAAAAAACTGATTGATGGAGGCGATGTGGAAGCGAATATCGCTTACTATTGCCTCCATAAGCTTCATAGATGGCCTCATGAATTTCTGAACCTGGACCGCTACGAAAAAGCGGTTGTGATCGCCGCGGTAGAGCTGAAGTTAGAGAAGGATAAAAAAGAGGCACAGAAGGCAAGAAGTAAACGAAAAAGATAAAAAATTAGTTCCTCACCGCGCTATAGTTCAGAACAAATTATGATAGCGCGGTGAGATTTGATATGGAGAACGTTCTTTTGGCGAAAGGAAGTGAGACTATGGCAAATATGCAGACAACCATACAGATGTTTAATGGTATGTCTCCGGTATTGCAGAATATAACAAATACAATGAATATAATGGTTGTATCTCTGGGCGATGTGTCAAAGGCATACAGCCAAGCGTTTGACACTGCGCGGATCAATGATAACGGCAGGAAATTGATTGAGACAGAAGCAGAGATTACTCAAGTGGAAGAAGCGGTTGAGCGGGTCAAAGACCAGGATGATAAGCTGAATCAGGAGATCGCGCAGGGGAATAAGCAGGTTCAAAAATTTAAAAAGACCTGGGAAAAAATTTCCGGTGCACTCGGAAAAGTCGGGATAAATATTGGATTAACAGATATTCTGTCCGGAGCAAATGACAAACAAGCGGCAGGCAATACCCTGCAGGCCCAGACAGGGATGAAAGGGGATACGCTTGATACAGCCAAACAGAGTATGGAGAATTTGTACATCGATAATGTGGGAGCAAGTCTGGATGATGTGGCTAAGAGCATGTCCGCCGTTTACCAGCTGACTGGACAGACCGGAACTGGGCTGGAGCAGGCGACCCGGGCCGGCATGTTGCTGAGAGATACGTTCGGCTTTGATATTGCTGAGAGTATGAGAGCTGCGGAGACAATGGGAAAGCAGTTCGGAATCTCAGGGGCGCAGGCCTATGATCTGCTTGTCCAGGGGGCGCAAGCAGGGCTGGATAAAAATGGAAAACTGTTGAATACGATCAGCGAGAATTCCGCACAATTTAGAAAACTGGGATTAGACAGCACGGAAATGTTTAATATGCTGATAAACGGAGCACAGAGCGGTACATTTTCTGTTGATAAGCTTGGAAGCACGATTAAGGAATTTTCTACCCGAGCCACCGAAGACAGTAAGACCACCCGGGAAGGGTTTGAAGCCATCGGCTTAGATGCCGATAAAATGGTGGCGGCCTTTGGAAGCGGTGGTGCTACGGCAAAGCAAGCGTTCCAGCAAACGGTAGATGCGATAAGCAAAATGGACGATCCTGTTAAACAGAATATCGCAGGAGTGAATCTTTTCGGAACAATGTGGAAAGATTTGGGGGCTGAAGGGGTGATGGCGCTTACAAATCTGAACGGTTCTGCAGAACTTACAACTCAAAATTTAGAGGGACTGAACAACGTTAAATACGATGATGCCACAAGTGCGTTGGGGTCCCTGGGGCGCACCGTAAATATGGGGCTGTCCGGCCTTGTGGGAGGAATGGTAGATAAAGCAACAGGCGCAATCGGCGATTTCACCACAGGATTGCAAGGAGATTTAGGACAGGTACAGGGTATATTTGGCGGAATTGGATTTGCGGCGGGTATGATCGGTAGCTTTATATCAGGTAGCTGGTCAATCATAGAACCTATTTTATGGGGAGTGATAGCCGCATTAGGTGTATACTATGGGATCCAAATGCTTACAAATGGGATTGAGGTGATAAGCTATGGACTGCATGTTGCTTTAGCAGCAGCTCAGCTAACATATGCGGCAGTGACGGGAACATTGACGGCGGCAAAAATAGCTGAAATAAGCGCCCAAAATGGACTGAACGCCTCAATGCTGGCATGCCCGATTACTTGGATTATCATTGCTTTCATAGCGCTGATAGCGATCTTCTATGCGGTTATCGCATTAATTAATAAGATTGCAGGGACATCCATATCAGCTACCGGTTTGATTTGCGGAGCGTTAGCAGTGGCGGGCGCGGTGATTGGAAATGTTTTTTTCGGCGTTCTAAATGTCATTATTGGAATTGTCATAGAATTGTACAATCTGTTTGCTACATTCGCGAACTTCTTTGCAAATATATTTAATGAACCCATAGGGGCAATTTTGAGGCTTTTTATGGAGATGCTGGATTTTGTTATCGGAATTGTTCAAACTGCGGCGGGTCTGATTGATACGGTTTTGGGGACTGATATGGCTGGGGCGCTGCAAGGATTTCGCAACAACTTTGCAGATCAGGTAGATGAAATTTTGGGTGAACAGACCGTAGTTGTAGAAAAATTGAATGCAGAGGATTACAAAATGGATCGGCTCAAATACTCTGATTCATGGAACACCGGATATGAGTTTGGAGAAGGAGCAGGGGATAAAATTAACAGCGCGCTTGATAATTTTAATCTCCCATTTAGTGGAGTGGGAGATAATCCCACAATTCCTGACATGGACGATGGAATTTATAATAATACCGGAGACACCGCCGCCAACACCGCCGCCATGGCCGATTCCATGAATATCATGGATGAGGACCTAAAATACATGCGCGACGCTGCCGAGCAGGAGATCATCAACCGCTTTACCCTGGCAGATTTGAAGGTGAACGTGAGCAATAACAACAAGCTCACCAAAAAGGCCGATTTCGAAGATATGGGCAGCTTCCTGTCCACGTTTACCGGTGAATTTCTGGCGGCCGCGGCGGAAGGAGGGCATATTTAATGGCTTACGAAGTATATCTTGACGACATTCGGCTTCCCATACCGCCCGAGAAGATTCCCATCAGTTATCCGGGGCAGAATAAAACGGCTAATTTAATCAACGGGGAGGAGATCAATCTGGTCCGGCCGGCCGGGCTGGCGGAGATATCGCTGGACGTGGTATTTCCGCAGATGGATTACCCGGCGGCGGTCTGGGACGGCAGTGTGGATAACGCGGAGGATTTTCTGGATCACCTACAGGACTTAAAAGAGAGCAAAACGCCCTTCGAATTTATCGTGATCCGGGACGGCCCCGGGCGGTTCAGCTCCTTTGACACCAATCTGGATGTGACTCTGGAGGATTATAAGGTATCAGACGACGTGAAGGAAGGGTTTGATCTGACCGTCTCCATTTCCCTAAAGGAATACCGGAACTACGGCACGAAAATCATGAACTTTGTCCTCATTGAGGATGAGGCCGAGACGGTTCAGGCGTCTGAGGAGTCGGGGACAGAGCGCAAGGGCGAGCCGGAAAACGCCGGAAGCTATACGGTCGTAAGCGGGGACAGTCTCTGGAAAATCGCCAAACAGTTATTAGGGAATGGCAACCGCTGGCAGGAACTATATGATTTGAACCGGGACAAGATCAGCAATCCCAACCTGATTCGTCCCGGTCAGGTTCTTACCATTCCGTCATAAAGGCAGGTGAAAACAGTGGATGTACATTTATATATCCAGAACGGTCAGACAGTCTATGAGCCGGTGGCGCTGGACAGCGTTACCTGGGAGACAAAGCGCAAGGGCGAGGCGGGAAAATGCTCCTTCACCCTGCTCCCGGACAGCCGCCTGAAAATTGAAGAGGGAAATGCAATCCGGGTGGATGTGGGCGGCCTGCCGGTATTTTTTGGCTTTATTTTTGAGCGGAACTGGAGCAGCGGCGGTCAGATGCAGGTGACGGCTTACGATCAGCTCCGCTACCTCAAAAATAAAGACAGCTATAATTATGAAGCCAAGACCGCTACCGAGGTGATCCGTATGATTGCAGGCGATTTTCAGTTGAATGTAGGGGAACTTGAGGACACCGGGTATGTGATCGAGTCCAGAAATATGAAGGATAAAGGTCTGTTTGATATCATTCTGGATGCGTTGGACCTGACGATGATCTATACCGGAAATCTGTTTGTATTTTACGACGATGTGGGAAAGCTGGCGTTGAAGAATATTGAAAATATGAAGCTGGGGATTACCATCGACAACCAAACCGCCCAGGATTACGATTTTAAGATCAGCATCGACCAGAACACGTACAATCAGATTAAACTCTACCAGGACAACGAGCAGACAAAGAAACGGGATGTTTACATGACAAAGCATACGGAAAACATCAACAAATGGGGGATTTTGCAGCTAAATGAAAGCGTTGACACAGGTGTGAGCGGCCAGGAGGTGGCGGAGCGTTACCTGGCGCTGTACAATCAGCCGACCAGGAGCCTGTCTGTTAAAAATGCCTTTGGAGACGTCCGGGTGCGGGCAGGATGTCTGCTGCCGGTATTTCTGGATGTTCGGGAAATGCAGCTGCAAAACTATCTGTTGATCGAAGCGGTAACTCATACAATCGATCAGGGAATTCACACCATGGATTTGACGTTGAAAGGAGCTGGTATTAATGCCTGACGCCCAATGGATTGAAAATATGAAACGGATTATGCTGCAGGCCGTGGAGGCAGGGGATCCCTGTGATCTCATTCCCGGCACAGTGGTAAGCGTTTCTCCGGCAGCGGTACAGATTGACCAGAAAACAACCGTAAAGGGCGGCCAGGTACTGGTGCCCAGGCGTTTGACCGACCACACGGAAACGATGGTCATCCCGCAGTTGGGAGAGGTGGACGTAACGGTTAAAAATGGTTTGAAGCCGGGGGAACGCGTGTTGTTATTGCAAAAAAAGGGCGGCCAGCAATATCTGGTGCTGGAACGCTGGTAGAAAGGAGGCGAGGCGAACATGCTGCCGAAAACAGGTAATATTTTGAGACGGGAATTTGTCATCCGCAAGCAGCCGTCCCGGACCTACCGTTTGAAAGACGGAAGACTACAGGGCTGTGTGGACGGAAGGGAGGCGGTGCAGCAGGCGATATACTGCATTCTCAATACCGAACGGTTTGACTGGCTGATTTATAACTGGAACTACGGTGTGGAGCTGACCAGCCTTCTGGGGAAGCCCATGAAGTTAGCCAAGTCAAAAATAAAAAAACGCATTCGGGAAGCATTGCTGCAGGATGACAGGATACAGAGCGTTGATGCGTTTTCGTTCACCATAGTGGGGCATAAGCTCAGTGTTACGTTTACCGCGCACACGCAGTATGGGGACGTAGAGGCATCCAAGGAGGTTGATGTGTAATGTATGAAGACACCACGTATGAAATAATTCTTGAGCGAATGCTCCGAAACGTCAAAGAAAACAGCCCGGAATTGGATACCAGGCAGAGCTCTCCCGTTTATACGGCGCTTGCGCCGGCCGCGGTGGAATTGCAGAATGCATACATTGAACTTGGGTGGACGTTAGACCAGATGTTTGCGGAGACGGCGGTTCGGGAATACCTGATCAGGCGCTGCTCGGAATGGAATATCACCCCGCATCCGGCTGCAAAGGCTGTGTTAAAAGGGGAATTTAATATGGAGATCGAACTGGGAGCGCGTTTTTCGCTGGGAACCCTGAACTATGTCGCCGTTGAGCGCATAGGGGATCGGACATACCGGATGGAATGTGAGACTGCGGGCGCGTTGGAAAACAGAGAGCTGGGAGCGATGGTGCCGGTTGATTATATTCCGGGGCTTACAAAAGCGGAGCTTACGGAGATAATCGACAGTGGGAGCGATGAGGAGTCGACAGAGTCTTTATTGGACCGATACCTGACAAAGGTGCAGAAGCCTTCCACCAGCGGCAACCGGTATGATTATTATAACTGGGCCATGGAATGCGACGGAGTTGGAGCGGCGCGGGTATTCCCATTGGCCAATGGACCCGGGACTGTAAAGGTAGTGATCTCAGACGCGGGTATGTCGGCCGCCGGAGACGGATTGGTGCGGGAGGTACAGAAGCACATCGAGGAACTCCGCCCTGTGGGCGCGGACGTCACAGTGACGTCGGTAGCCGAAAAGGCCATCAATGTATCCGCCGGAGTCAAGCTGCGGACAGGGATGAATCTGGGATCTGTCGAAAGTGCATTTCAGGAAGCTATGGCAGGGTATTTGCGCAAGGAGGCGCTGGATCTGTCCTATGTGAGCCTGGCTAAAATCGGAAATCTGCTGTTGGGGATCGATGGCGTGGAGGATTACTTTGACCTGTTGTTGAACGGCGCCGCCGGAAATGTGGCGCTGAATGATGAGGAGCTGGCGGTACCGGGGGCAATTACGCTGGAGGTGGCACGATGAATGTAAGCACCTTTTACGAGAAGCTGAATAAGGTTGACGGCAATGTATATGTTGTCGAAGAAGCGGTTCGTCCCACAGATGGCGTGTACGAGGGGGAGTTGCAGCATGATAATATTAACGCGGCTGCATTTGCGGTCTATACAGGACCGAAGCTGACTGGGAAACGTCTTGAGACGTACACCTTATCCACCCCAAGCCTGGCGCCCTGGAAGCGGGTGGTAAAGATATATGCGGAAGAACCCGTGGTTTACATTAGCTATGAAACGGATGGAGACACGGTGGAGGCGGACGATATCAACCGGCTGCAGGAGGCGGTCCGCTGCACCCAGGAGGCGGTGAACGCGGAGGAGACACGGGCGAAAGCCGCTGAGCAGGCAAACAGCGAGGCGGTTGACGCAGAGTGTCTCAGAGCGGTGCAGGTCGAAACGGCGATTCAAAATACCATTAGTGATAATAAGCCGATCTGGGACGACAAGTATAGCAGGAGCGAGGTTGACAATAAGTTTTCCGACTTCCTGGCCGAAACTGACTGGAAAGCCTCGGTAAATACTTATTCAGACCTCTTTGTTACATATCCAGATCCGAACGATGGCTGGACCGTCAATGTAAGGGATACGGATTATACCTATCGCTGGAACGGGTCTGCCTGGATCGCTGTCTCGGCGAACGCAATCCCGAAAGCGACCCGGAGCGAGGACGGACTTTTAGGCAAAGAGGATAAGGCCAATTACGATGATGCCTACAATAAACGCCATGATCACAGTAATAAAAACGTGCTGAGCAACCTGACGCAGGATATGCTGGATAAACTGACCGGGATTGCAGAGGGAGCCAATCGGTATGTGCATCCCACCGAATCCGGAATGAAACATATTCCCGCAGGCGGATCCGGGGGCCAGATTTTACGGTGGGCGGAGGATGGAACAGCAGTTTGGGGGCCGGATTATAATACCACCTACAGCGATCTAAAGGGGGCAACCGCCTCGG